AAACGGAGCTACACTCTACGAGTATAATATACAAAATGACGGAAAAGGTACAGATACAATAGCGTTTAGCGAAGCAACCTGCACACCAGGCATATCTGGCATCTACACAATACAAATCACAAACAAAGTAGGAACAACCACCTCAGCACCATTAGAAATAGCAGTGTATAGTAGAAATGCAGTACCAAAGTTATACAGAAATTTAATAACGAATGGTAATGCTGAGTTGGGATTAAACGAGTGGGAAACAACAGGACCAGCAGCCGTTGGTGAGTATGATCCGAGAATGGATACTCAAGTAAACTTCGGCAGCATACACTCACAACCTAAGACAATAAAGGAAGGTGACACCTATGTAACGCCAGTTGAAGAGCGTTTGTTTAGGTTTAGCAAATCAAGCAATTGGGTAACCTTTCCGTGGTACTATAGCAATTGGAGCCAAGGAACCTTGCAAGAGAATATAATTAACGCATGGTGGAAATGGTACTATATATACCTAAAGCCTAATTTAGTACCTAACGAGGATCCTTCCGACGACTTTGCAGCCTTTTACCCATCCAAAAGATTCATAGACGACTTTAATGAAAACACTGACAAATTAGGATTGGTTTCAGAAAATGTTAATAGCGTAACTTATTTTTCAAGAGAGGTTGTTAAGTATAACGAGCCTACAACAACAACATACACTCAACTAATTGAATTAGAGGGGCTGGAGGATTTTGTAGATGGACACGTTAATGGCACTGGCCCGTTGGTTGGTCAATTTTTTGCATACGCAGGCATTGGAATTAATTCATACACCTACCGAGTATCATTCAATCCTATATACAAAATAGGTCCTCTAAACGACTCTTTCTTTCAAAGAATCGTAGATGCGTTATATCAAGTAAAGTCGAATGCGGATGCTTTGAGGAGCATACCATATGCACCCAACACAAGTCAATTGGGAGGCTTCGCCACAAACGTCGTAGTAACATCAACCCAACATGCAATTGCACCCGTACTAGCGTATAGAGTAGGAAGAATTCAAAGCAATGGAATAGGAATTACTACAATCCTCAGAAACACAAATGAGATAAACAATACAGGCCTTTATGGACTTAATTTAGTTGAGTGGAAATATACTACGCTAAAGCAATTATATATGAGGTCCACATCATTTCGTGCATTATTCCATCGCTTGTTTTTACGTAGCGACGATCCAATAGAGAGTCTCAGATACATCATAAACCTAAATCAAACTGAAACCAATCGCGGTACGAGTATAACGCAACTGGAAAACTATATTTCGCAACGATTGAACGGCGTAGAGGATTTATTATATGAGCAACTAGTGTTACCTATACAAAATCTTCTACAGACCGATGACTCCGAGTTAGGTGCAGGAGAAAACGGAACCTTAGCTGGTCAACTACTCGTATACGCAATCCAATCGCAAATAATAACAGAGGAGCTATACTCGCAGCTTTTTACAACTTTTCAAGAAGACGCGGATCCAAAAAGCACATACACCAACGGGATATCCAACGTAAGGATAGGATACGTAGATACAGAGACCCTTGTGGCGCAAAATACTATACTAAACGGCAGCGTAAGATTTGCAAGTGACAAAGAGGCGATGGCTAAGCTCGAAGCACTGCCATCTATGGTAAGGGGGTATTTAGTAGGATCATCCTATAACCCTATTACAGGCACTGATTTCGGAAGCTTATTTAATAAAAGAACAATAGCCTTACAACTGGCCTATTATGAGGATGTATTCGGAGACCAAGTGGGACGAGTTGGAATAGCACAACCAGCAGAACCGGATTTGTACCTTAACACAATGATAGTAGATGGAGTTGAGAAGTACCACTCCATTACAGACGGAACTCCGATAGAACAATTATCTCTACTATCAGTAAAGAGTATTGAGCTAATTCCAAAATGCAACGATACGCTAACAATATCGCTGCGTCACATAGGTCAATTTGGCGAAACTCTACAGACAGATGCAATTGATGGGCCAACAGATGACGATATTATGGCCGTAAAAGAGCGTGTTTTCTTAGTAGCAGGACTACAGGCATGGCTAAAAAAAACCGCTAATTTACAACTCCAATCAAACGCAGAAGAAAGTAACGTAATACCAGTTTTATATAAAAGAACTACGTTAGGTCACATAGATCTAAACACAAACAACATAAGCCCGGATGTGTTGTGGATTACAGAGAACTACCCATCAGAGTATGTAGACAGGTTGATTAATTTAGACATAATGCCTGACAACGGTGCTGCAGCATTTTTTGCATTGCAGAAGAAAATATATGTGCCGTCAAACACAAGAAGCATTGAGATTAAAATCACAATGAAACACAATTCAACTGCTTACGATCAAATAATGGCTTCGGCTGGTATTGATAGGTATACGTTAGATGAAATTCCAAGCGAGCATCTAACAGGCATACCAAAGTACTATCGCTCAAATAACCCACGTATAGGTGTAGCAAATATGAAGTTTTGTTTGTATGATGGGGAGTATAGGCGTAGTAGCAAGCATCCTACTTACTTTTTACCACCGTATCACATATGGGAGCAGAAGTTAGCGGAGCTGAGACGAGGGTTACCAACAGACAGAGCCTACCAATACAATAACGTAACTAGAGAAATGGTTAGTACTCTAATTAAGAAAGACAGAATCGACAAAGAGAAGACTCAGATAATAAAATAAGTCGAAACCTATAGGTTAGTGTATTTATAATAAAAAAGGGTGGAATTAGATAACAATCAAAAAGATATGGCAATGGTACCAAGTCCTGGTATCAGAACAACTCCATCACAGTTTGGAAGCTACACCAATTCGCTTACAAACTTTCCTAACGATGTAGTCCAACTTGACATATATAACGACCAGCAGTATTACTTCGAGAGCATCCCATCAGCCACTGAGTATTCGCTTGATGGCAACCAAGCGTACGTTGACGTAGAGAAGGAGCTAGTAAAACAAAACTACATAGCTGGAGACTTTGAGGTCAGGATTCGCTTCATTAGAAACTTTCTAGGCTCAGCCCTAGGTGAGAAACTTCTTATTCAAGAAATATCACGAGATAGATTAGAGGTAAGAGTACTACCAGCAACGTTACAAAACACTCCGGAAGGCGCCTCAGCGTTAGCAGCATTTTTTGAGAATACCTTTTTTACTTTAGACAAGCAGAGTGTCTTAGTTAGTTTATATGCGTTTTTTGCGCCAACAGAGCAGTATGGTGTTGTGGATTATGTACAGGATAAATTTACATTTCCAAACTCACCATATAGCATTGTTTTTAAGCTCAATGAGCCGCTTCCGTTAACTAAGAGCATTGGGGATTATCTGTGGATATCGCAAGAGGTGGATGCACCAACTACAGAAAGGGTATTAGTAGTTCCACCACCAGACTTTGGCGATACAATATTCATTGCAGGACCAAATTTCGATGCTGTAAGCAAGCAGGGATTGGGAGTATCTACTGAGTACCAGAATTGGGATGAAATGTTGACTAACAACAATCGCCAGTTAACGAGAGTCATAAGTAGTAGTTCTTTGGTAGAGGGGATACAGCTGAACGTAGATTATAGAAACTTTGATAACTTTATTAAGTTTGGAAGTGCTCATGAGAGAATAAAAAACTTTGAATACAAAGTTAGACTCATAGAAAACTACTATAACATCTCAGCAAGCCTAGCAGCTACAAACACATCAGCAAGTTACTATACACAAACACAGATTACAAGCACGTTAGATAAAATAGACAATGTTATAGGTGCGTTTGATGGGTTTGAGAGATTTATGTACTTCGAGTCTTCTAGCTACAGCAGCAGTAGTCTTGGTGAGTTTTTTGATAGAACTTGGCCAAAGTCAACTTCAACGAGACCCTATACTCTATACGGATCAAACACTGCAATTGCACAGAACTGGCTACAAGGAACTTTAGAATCAGCAAGCCTATATGATGATAACAATCAATCAGCATTACGCAGATTAATACCAAACCACATACAAGAAGATGAGAACGCGGTTGTAGATTCCTTCATCGATATGATGGGACACTACTTCGATACACAGTATCAGTATATAAAACAAATTCCAGACACATTCGACAGACAGCAAAAGCTTACTGACGGGTATGCTAAGGATTTGATATATGCAGTTGCACAAAATCTAGGAGTGGATTTTAGCAACGGACAGAGTTTTCAGAATCTGTGGAGTTATATGCTTGGGCTCAACTCATCAGGATCATACGATAACAACTTACAACTATCAGGAGAAGATCGTACTCGTGAGATTTGGAAAAGAATCATCAACAATCTTCCGTATTTGCTAAAAACAAAGGGAACTGAGAGAGGTGTAAGAGCGCTATTAAATTGTTACGGGATTCCTTCTACAGTAATGCGTATTCGTGAATTTGGAGGTCCTGAAATCGATTTTGACAAACAATCGACTTTTAACCATGATAGATTTTACTATGCATTAAACGTAGGTAAGGGCGATACAACAACAGAACCATCCTACATAGTAGCACAATGGACTGGGAGTAATGCAGCAGGAACAAGGATAGGTCCTACGGGGATAGAGCTGCGATTTAAAGCAGCCCCATTCTCAGGAAGCACTAATCGTATGAATTTAGTAGCTTGGTACTCACAATCATCAGCACCATATACACAAGCCTCTGCAATCTTGGACGTCGGAAGAGATGCGAACGGAGATTTTATTGAGTACAAAACAGGAACAGCAAACCCTGCCTTCTTACCTAGCTCAAGTTTAAAACTTTACATACCATCATCATCAAACGAACCAACCTTATTTGACGGAGACTGGATGACTGTGTATTTGCACAGAAGCGGTAGTGCTTCTACAACAGGAATACAACAAACTACCGCATCATATAATCTTTTTGTTGGAAAAAAGTCAAGATACAGCGACGTTCCGTTAATATACAGTGCAAGTGTGTTGTACAGTGGATCGGGGGCTGATACAAGCGGCACAGAAGGATTTAAGCAATTCCGTGAATGGTATTGGGGACCTGTACTCAATCCTATATCATCATCAAACGCTTTCAAGACCATAATCATAGGTAGTAGCAGTCGCCCAGGAGTTACCCAGACATCAGCAACAGCTAGCTTTAGTGGAAGCATCCAAGAATTGAGATATTGGGGAACGCAGACCAGCTTATTATCGACATCAACAAGCTCCATTCTAATAGAATTATCAGGTAGCAATATAGCCGCCAGTCCGTTTTATGCTCACACAATAAGCCCTACATCAATAGTAGGGCGAAACTATGAGAATCAAACTTGGACAGGCACAACTAGTAGCTACAACGATTTAGAGTATCGATTGACTTTAGGAACGGATAATAAAAAAACAGACCTATACGTTACAACAAGCCTGTCGGGCTCACAACCGGATCAAAGTATACCATGGATTAAGCCAGCCACATTTGTAAACTTTCCAACAACAACATCGTCATATTGGACACCAGTAGTAGAAACAAACTACATGCCATGGCCAGATATGGCAGGCAATCGTCAAGCATCTAATAAGATTAGAATAGAGAGCACAACCAATACGAGCACTGACTTATATCGAAATATAAAAACGCAGATATCGTTACTGGATACTCAACCAACAGACAGTCCGAGATTGGGAGTTTATTTATCTCCAACAGATCAAATTAACGAAGATATAGCAGAGCAGTTTGGTGGACTAAGTATTGACGATTATATAGGAAGCTATGGTGATTTGTACGAAAACCACTACAAAGATCTTGACGGGCTAAACAGAGAGTATTTTAAAAAGTATTCTTCAAAAAACAATCCACAAGCGTTTATAAGACTGTTACAATATTTTGATGCATCGTTCTTTGCAATGATAAAGCAACTGACGCCTTATCGTGCAAACTTGCAAACTGGATTAGTAATTGAGCCGCATATCTTAGACCGTAGCAAAGTTAAGTTAGCAGGACTACCTACGATGGAGGACCTCTCATACGAGACCTTAATAGAGTTGCCGTCATCAAATGAACCTACCGGATCAATAGAAAATATCGAGCCAGGAGTAATACAAGCGGGAGTTGCAACAACAATAACAGGATCGGATTTACCTGTCTACGAGGGTCAGGTTAATGGAACTTACAC